ATCATCATTATTTCAAGACATTTATGATAATTCTAAACATAATAAAACACAATTAGAATTATTAGTTAAAGAACTTACGAGTTTTATCAAAGATGGGGATATGGCTATTCAGTTAATTCCTATGATAAAAGAGTATTTAGAAATAAATGTAAAAAATGATGAACAACTGATTAAGTTAGCAACCGTAGTTCAGAGATTAATTTCTGCTGAATCTAAGGGTGGAGCAGAAGCAGAATTTGGTTTATCCGATAAAGAAAAAGACCAACTACTCAAAAGTATAGATGATGTAGTTGTTGATATTCAGAAAAAAACAGACGAAGTCACAGACGATATTCAAACAATTAAGGATAATTAATGGCCTATAAAATCAATCGTAGTGATGAGGTAATCGTTTCAGATGCCCCAGCTACCGCTCGTGAACTCAAAAGGTTACTGAAATTACAAAAAACCCCAGAGTTCTATGAGTTAGAGCCTGCAGAAGTAATACAAGTTTATTTGGACGAGGAAGATTTACCTTTAGTAGAAGATAAACCAGATTGGTCAAAGTATGGGTGGGCTAAAGTAAGAATGGATATTAGTAATGGTGGTAGAGATGATTATAAATTAGCTAGACCATTAGAGAGTAATATCAGACAATATCCTTTTCCTGGAGAGCATGTTATTGTTGCCACTTATTTAGATGATATTTATTATACACAAAAGTTAAATATGAGAAATCAAGTCAGTTTGAATACAGCAGTAGGATTGAGTAAGATTACTAAACTTTGGGAACACGAAGAATATAAAGAAAATTTACCAACCATTGGAAATACTCAAATAAGATTTTTAGATGCAGAAGAAGGTGATATTACATTTGAGGGTAGGTTTGGAAATACTATTAGGTTGGGTAGTAATGTAAAAGAAATAAAAACACAAGATGGTGTAAAAGAAAATACAGGAAAACTTAATTCACCAAATGTAGTAATAAGAGCTGGACAAAGACAACTTGAAAATTCAGACCTTCCAGCATATAAACCAATTAAAGAAGATATAAATAAAGATAGTTCTTCATTGTGGATGACAACCGACCAAGTAATACCTTTTCAGAGGTCATCTATAAAAGCACATGGAAAAACAGTTCCAAAGAAATATGATGGAAAACAAATTATTATAAATTCAGATAGAATAGTTTTTAATACTAAATTAAATAGTATACATGCTTTTAGTAAAAATGAAATTAGTATGGCAGCAGATGTGAGAATGAGTTTAGAATCACCGATTGTTAATTTAGCAGATAGAATGGCAACAGAACCTGCAATTGCTGGTAATCAATTAATGGACAATGTAATTTGGCCATTAGTTAATAATTTGGTTCAATTTGCAAAACTAGCAGGAAACACAAAAGGTGCAGGTGGTGTTACGATTCCAGTTGTATTAGATAATCTTGGACCAGCATGTGCAAATCTAGCAACTTCCCTTGAGGGCCTCGAAAAAAATATGAAAGATGCACCTAAGAGTTCTACTGTATTTGTAGGAAACCCAAGAGGACCAGCATAATGGCAACAAGATGTAAATCAATAGCAGGACAACGAGTAGAATTGGGTCCTGGTGAAAAAATTATAGCGGGATGTGAACTTGTAGAGGGAAGTGGAATATTTTCAAGTAAAGAAGAATTTCCATTTATGTTTACAAATACAGAAGGAGTTGCTGGTGAAAATGGTGCGGTAGTGATTTGGCCCGATACAGGTAATGATTTGATGAGATATGATGAGGGTGAAACTGTTCCAGCTGGAACTTCACTTCATGTTGGTTGTGTTATTGAAAATGGTGAAGTAAAATGTGCACCCTATACCACACAAGAAGATTCAGTAGCTACAAATTCAACAGATGGAAATACGGCAAGTGGAAATGATGGTGATGATGCAGAATCACAAGGGTTTTGTGTAGGTTCGGGTACGGTTAATCAACCATCAGAAGATGATTTAGCATTTCTCAATGATATAGCAAATTTCCAACTACCAGATTTACAGGCATGGGCACTAACTGGATTTACTAAAAAAGTTCAAGAGTTAATGGGTAAACTTAATGAGGTGTTGGGAGGATTAACTGCAGATGTTGATTCTATTATGGCTAAAGCTAAAATTGATCCAGAAGATGTATGTACTCCTCCAGTAAAGGCAACAATTAGAAATCTATTAGAGATATTACAGGCATTAATGAAAATTCTTCCTGTGTTGAAAGCCATTATTCAAGTAGTAAAAATTATTAGAAAAGTTATAAAGATTACAAAAAAGATTTTAAAATGGACACCACCATTTATTGTTCCTATTGTTGAAACACTATTAAAGATATTAAATCTTGCTGGATTAATAGATATGGTTGTTTCTTTATTGATAACAACAATAGGTAAATTTACTGCAATAATTCCTATGTTACAATCACAATTAATGGCTATTTTAGCACAATGTGCAGGACAAGTTGCTGGTGAAATGAATAAAGAGGATTGTTTAGAAAGTGGTGGAGTTTGGATTGATCCTGATGAAATAAAGGCTTTACAAGATATGTATGATAAGATAGTAAGTGAGACATCAGACCTTGATTATGATGATGGTTCTTCTGTAGGGTTCTGTTCAATTACAGAACATTTAGATAAGGAATCATGTGAAGCAGCAGGTGGTACTTGGACGGATTTAGATACAGATACAGATTTTGATAATGTAGATACTTCTGCATTATCTAATGAATTGTCAAAACAATTAGAAGAATTGGATAGGTGTTTTGCAGACCCACAATTAGATGATTATTTAAAAGGTTTATAAAGGAGATTATAAAATGAAAAAACAACAGCTAATAAAGATAATCGAAACCATAGTTCGTAAGGAAGTTAAAAAACAAATGAATGAGATATTTATTAAAGATAATGACTCATCTTCACTTACCGAATTAGTTTCACAACCAATAACCGAAAAAGAGTTCAAAGAACCTATTAGGAAGCAATATAAAGCTAAACCTAAAGAGGAAGTGAAATATACTTCAAATGAGGCACTTAATAAAGTTTTGAATGAAACCGTTGGTGGAGTTCCACAAGGAGAAAGTAGTGAATATCCAACTATGGGTGGTGGAATCTACGATAGTAGTAAGATAAATGATATTCTTGTTAGAGAATCAGGATATGGAACTACAGAATCCGTAAAGGAAAAGAAACGAGAAATAGCAGCAGTAGATACTATTAAGAAAGCTGGTGTTTCAGTTGACCAAGTTCCAGACCATGTAACAGACGCTTTAACTAAAGATTATTCTAAAGTGATGAAAGCGATTGAACAGAAAAAGGGTGGTGGAACGAACTATCGTCCATAAGAGGTGAGTAATGGCATTAGATAAAAATTTTTTAAAGTATAAACTTGAGAAAATTAAAAATGATAGAATTTTTAAAGACCAAGATACTGAAACTAAAAAGAAAATAAGAAAAGAAAATGCTAAAGTATCAGCTGAAGAGGCAGACGCAATACATTCTTATTTAACAGGTGAAGATGAAATAGATAGACTTGATAATAAATCATATTTAGAAAATAGATTACCTGGAAGTCTTTTTATAGGTAGAGGAAATCAGTTAAATATTAGACAAGTTCAGACTAATCCTAAATCTAAAAAATCAAGATTATCAAGATTATTAAAAAGATTTAAAACAGTTGCTAAAGCAAACATTGACGAGTCTAAACAAATAATAGTATTAAAAAAAATATTTGATAAATTAAATCTTAATTTTAAGTTTGGTGAAATAAAAACAGATGGAACTTTAGTTGCAGGTGGATATAAAACACACGATAGTAGAGATGAATACGAAGGAATTACAGAAGATTATATTGTAACTGATGTTGTTGAAAATGCAGATGGAACTTTGACATACATTAGAAAAAGAATTATAGTAAAAAATGGCTTGATAGTTGGTCAAGATATAATAAGTCAATAGGAGAATATAAATGGGAGCAAGAGAAAAAGATTTAAATCCAGATATACATATTGGATTAAAACTTCCTATGGGATATTCTGATTCTGGATACTTTAAACAAACTAAAACTACACTTCAACAAGCAAAATATAATATTATTAATTTGTTGAAAACTATTCCAGGTGAAAGACTTGGACAACCAGAGTTTGGTTCAAATTTACATTCAATATTATTTGAACCAATGAATGAAGATTTTAATGATATATTAGAAGATTCAATTAGAACATCTTTAGGAACTTGGTTGCCATATATAAACATTAAAAATATAGAAATTACAATGCCAGATTATAATATTAATCAAGTTAATATAACAATAGATTTTGGATTGTCATTTGAACCCGATAGGTTTGGAACTGTATCAGTAAGTTTTGACCAATTTGAATCGGCTATTAATCAATAAGGGAGAACGAAATGGCTACAAAGGGAGTCAGTAAAGACGTAAAATATTTAAATAAAGATTTTTCTGCATTCAGAGATGGTCTTATAGAATTTGCCAAAACATACTTCCCAAATACATATAATGATTTTAACGAATCAGACCCAGGTATGATGTTTATAGAAATGGCATCATATGTTGGTGATACATTGTCCTATTACATGGACGAACAATTTAAAGAAAGTATGTTAGCTTTTGCAGAAGAAAAGAAAACCATATATGAAATTGCACAAGGATATGGATATAAACCAAGACAGGCTTCACCTGCAACCGTAACTCTTGATGTATTTCAAACAGTTCCTGCAGTAGATACAGCAGATGCCGATACTGGACTAAGAGGACCAAACGAAGATTATTGTTTAAATATTCCAGCAGGAATGCAAGGTACTGCAACTAATGGAACGGTTTTTAGAACTCAAGAAAATGTAACATTTAGAGATTCAAGTTCGTTAAGTCCAAGAGTAGATGATATTTTTGAAGTTGATGATGAAAGTAATGTTACAAAGTGGTTATTAAAAAAACAAGTAAAGGCAATAAGTGGAACTGTTACTACTGAATATGTAACCTTTGGAGACGCAGAAAAATATAAAAGAATTGCACTTTCACAACAACCCGTATTAGAAATAATTTCAGTAACAGATGGTGATGGAAACAAGTGGTATGAAGTTCCTTTTTTAGCACAAGATACGGTATATGCAGAAATGGAAAACACTACAAACAATTCTCCAGATTTAGTGGGTGGTAGAAATTTTGCACCATTTCTTTTGAAACTTAAAAAGACATCTAAAAGATTTAAAACTTATGTTAGACCAGATGGTAAAACAGAAATGAGATTTGGTTCTGGAGTAGCTACAGGAGCTGATGAAGAGATAATTCCAAATCCAAGTTCTGTTGGTTCTAATTTACCAGGAACACCAAGTTTTCTTGATACGGCTTTTGATCCAGCAAACTTTTTAAATACTGAAACATATGGTCAATGTCCAACTAATACAACTCTCACAATTCAGTATTCATATGGGGGTGGAGTTGAAGATAATGTTGCATCAAGCACAATTAATAATATTACATCACATACTCCAGAATTTGATAGTTCTTTATCATTAGATACAAATATAAAAACATCTACATTGGATTCAACTGCAATAACAAACGCAGATTCAGCAACTGGAGGTGGTGGTGCAGAAACACTCGAAGATGTAAGAGTAAATGCAGCAGCTTACTTTCAAGCACAAAGTAGAGCAGTAACAAAGGATGATTATATTACTCGTGTGTATTCATTACCACCAAAGTATGGTAATGTTGCAAAAGTATTTATGTTACAAGATGAACAAGTGGCTGCTATGGGACAAAACGAAGGTGATCCTACATTTCAACCTAATCCGTTAGCATTAAATATGTTTTTGTTAGGTTATAACAATGATAAAAAATTAGTTGGTTTAAATAACGCAGTTAAAGAAAATATAAAAACTTATTTAAGTCAATATAGAATCATGACAGATGCAGTACAACTTAAAGATGCTTGGATATGTAATATAGGAATTGATTTTGCAATTTATACCAAAAGAGGATTTAATAAAAATGAAGTTTTGTTGGGTTGTGTTGAAAAATTAAAAAGATATTTTATGATAGATAAATGGCAAATAAATCAACCAATTGTTTTAGCTG